ATGATAGCGACCAGGCGGCGGCAAACATAAAGAACGGCTACCTTTGCCCAAAATGCTATAAAAATCCCCATGCTTGCGAACACGAACAGGACTAAATGACTCAACCAGCCGAAAATTTACCTGACCCTGAAGATTTTGCGAGGATGTTGGTGGAGAAGTTTCAGCCGGAGGTTGTAGGCAAGGCGCTTTCAGGGATGGGGGGTTATAGCCACTACCAGGGAGACCCTATAGGCTTCGGAGAGCAGGAATTGGGGGAGACCTATACCGACGATGTTAAACTAATGATGGAGTCGGTGAGGGATAATGAGATTACGATTGCGGTGTCAGCGAACGCGACCGGGAAAACCCACGGTGCTTCGAGGGTTGCGGTTTGGTTTTATAAGGCATTTCCCGATTCTCAGGTTTATACGGGTGCGGCCCCCCCTGAAGACAACCTTAAAAAGCTGTTATGGGGTGAAATTGGGCACACAATTCATCTTCATTCTGATTTATTTAAGAGCGACACGCACACGAACTTACACCTTGAGCGTCACGCGAAATCGTTTTTAACCGGCGTTACCATCCCTTCAAGCGGAACCTCGGCACAAAGAGAGGCGAAGTTTTCAGGAAAGCACGCGCCGTACCTTCTGTTTATTATAGATGAGGGCGATGCGGTGCCGGACGAGGTATATCGTGGGATTGAGTCGTGTATGTCCGGTGGCCACGTTCGATTATTGATAATGTTCAACCCAAGGGCAGAGGTCGGGGAAGCCTACCGGATGATTAGAGACGGCAGGGCGAACATTGTTTACCTGTCAGCGTTTAATCATCCAAACGTAATGTCCGGGGAAGATGTAATTCCGGGGGCGGTTACGAGAGACACGACCGCAAGGCGTATCAACGAGTGGTGCAGGCCGGTGGTTGGGGACGAAGAAATTGACGAGTCTGTAAGTTTTGTGCTGCCGGAATTCATGGAGGGTATTGTTGCTAAAAACCAGGCGGGAGATTTTTTCCCCCCGCTGGCCCTTGGAAAGTACAAAATTACCAATCCGGCGTTTTCATACATGGTCTTGGGTAGATATCCGGCGCAGGCTGAAAATCAGTTGATTTCTAAAGAATGGATTTTGGCTGCGAGATCGAGATGGGACACATATGTTGCGGCCAGGGGCGAGGTTCCCCCGGATCACATTCATGGAATTCAAGGGCAGGACGTTGCGGAGTTGGGCGGGGATTCTAATGTAGCGGTGTTCAGGTACGGCGGGTATGTCGAAAGGCCGGTCACATGGGGCGATATTGACCTGATGAAAACCGGAGAGAGGGCATCGAAAGAATGCCTTAAAAGAAAAATTCATAACGTAAACGTGGATGCGACCGGCGTGGGTGCCGGGGTAGCGCCCCACATGAAAACCCTTGGATGCTTTGCGGTTGGGGTTAAGGTTGCGAACACTCCGACAGAAGAAACCGAAATGGGCGTGTTTAAGATCCTGAGAGATCAATTATGGTGGTCGGTCAGAGAATGGTTGAGATTAGACCCTATTGCGATGCTGCCGCCGGATGATTTGTTAGTCGAGGATCTTCAAACCCCGACTTACGAGATCAGGAACGGCAAAATCAGGGTGATGCAAAAGGATAAGATGAGAGAATTGCTAAAGAGATCCCCCGACAGAGGGGATGCGCTTTGCCTTACGTTTTATCAACCTACTTTACTGTTTCCGGGGTTATGAAAAATGACACGCGAAGAAAAAGACTTGCATGAAAAAAAGGTTTTGGAAATGCTGATTCCAGCACTCAGTAAACACCTTACTGCGCGGGAAGGGTGGAAGTTTTTGGACACGGTAAATTCTATTCTTTTTGCGTCGGGGTCTCCGTGGGTTTATATGCTTTTTGGAGACGGTATGGGCGTTATTCTTGCAGACAGCTTGAGGATTGCCGGGGATGCTATAAGAAAAGCAGAGGGTGTTCATGGAAGCTCTATTGGTTGGAATCAGGACACTTTTAAGGAATTATGAAAAAAATAAAGCAAGCCACCAGAGAAGGCTCTGAAATTCTAATTCACTTCGAGAGCGAAGATGAAAAAGAAAAGCCGATGGTTTGCAGGTCAATTCGGGGAGGTCTGACATTTCCGAGTGCCGAATCCCCCGGATATCTCATGGTTGTGGGCCAAACACCCATTATGAATATTAAACGCAAGAAACCGATCGTGATTTTCCATGAATTCGAGACCGAACTGCCAACGAATTTATATGACGAGGTTATAAAATGCGCCAGAAAATACCTGTGTTGGGATTATTTCGCTGATTTTAACATTAATTCCAGAGAACTGTACGAGAGCTTTGAGGAATACATGACCAAAAGAGACATGAACCGCATGTCCTTAGAGCCCCCGTCACTGACAGACTGGAATACGAGTATTTTGCTGACTCAGGAATGGATAGGCGACAAGTCCTTGACGATACCTTTTGGTGGAATTGTTCACGACCAGCTAAAAAGAATGACGCGGGAAGACAGAAAAGACTCGCGCAAGCCGTTATTTCATGCTGCCAACGCCCTGAGATGCGTTTTGGGCAGCTTTGTCGAGGAAAGAGTGTCAGTGGGTGGACCGATACCGGCAGGGAGCTATAAATATGATTAAGGATAACCAATGCAAGTAGGCAATGTTCCAGAACAGGGTGTAAAACAGGACGTAAAAGCCGCGGGGCTTATCCGGTTTGTCGGTAATGAAGAAATAGACCGTAACCGTGAAGACGAGATGAAGGCCCAAAGAGAGCAAAACCAGCCGGTAATTTTAGGATTGGCAAGCCATGTTCGTCAACGGTGGAGTGCCGCACGGGACGCCAAGAACGATATTGAAAAACAAATGAGGACCAATCTTCGCCAACGCAAGGGCGAATACGAGAAGGACGATTTAGCTAAAATTCAGGCACAGGGCGGGTCCGAGGTTTTTATAAACATTACCAACGTAAAGTGTCGGGCCTCCGAATCATGGCTGTACGATATTCTTCTTCCCCCAGGAGAAAGGCCGTGGTCGGCAGACCCTACCCCCATTCCAGACCTACCGCAGCAGATTGAACAGTACATTCAGCAAAAAGTTACAATGCAGTTTCAGGAAGCAATGGCGGTTAATCTGGAATTGGGGGCTAACCCACTTGAAGTTCAGGACCAGCTACAAAAAGTTAAGGACGATGTTTTAAAAGAACTCCGTGACCGCGCCAAGAAGGATTCCGATAAATTAGAGGCCGAGATTGACGATGAGTTGATAGAGGGCGGGTGGTATCAGGCGGTAAGAGATTGCATCCCCGACATTGTGACTTTGCCAGCCGGAATTATTCAAGGGCCGATGGTTGCGATGGAACGTCAGCTTGAGTGGGCTGAATACCCGGATGGAACCCCATACGTTAAGGTGGTTGAAAAGCCTATCAGAAAGTACCAGAGGGTCAACCCTTTTGATATATACCCGTCTCCGGGGGCGAGAAACCTTCAGGATGGGTATTTGTGCCATCTTTTGCGATTTGAGAGAAGTGGACTTACAAAACTTATCGGTGTTGATGGCTTCAACGAATTCGCAATCAGGTTAGTCCTGAAAGAATACGGATCTGCCGGACTCAGGGAATGGGCGACTAATGACACCGAACGATACGACCTTGAAAACCGACCGTCTGAATTCGGAACCAATAAGGCCGAAACGATAGACTGTATTAAGTTCATGGGGCCGGTTCAGGGCATCATGCTTATGCAATGGGGCATGACGGAAAAAGACGTTCCCGACCCGCTTTTAGATTATAATGTTACCGCTTATTTAATCGGCCACTATATTATCGGGGCGAAAATCAATGAGCACCCATTAGGCAAAAGGAATTATTTTTCTTCATCGTTTGAGCAGTCCAACGATTCCCCTTGGGGTAAGGGCATCCCCGACCTGATGTGCGACATTCAGAAGATTTGCAACGGATGTGCGAGAGCTTTAGTGAACAACATGGCTCACGGCTCCGGGCCGATGATGTGGATAGACGCGAACCGGATGGCCCCCGGTGAGCAAGTCACAGGCATTACTCCCTGGAAGGTTTGGAGAATGCACGCCAAAGCCGGGGATAATAATTCTCGTCCTCCGGTGGGATTCTTTCAACCGAAATCGATTATTAACGAATTACTTAAAGTATATGAATATTTTTTCAAACAGGCATCCGAGGTTACAGGAATTCCGGCGTATGTTTACGGTTCTGCCGATATTGGTGGTGCGGGCAAGACGGCATCCGGGCTTTCCATGCTGATGAACGCTGCCTCAAAGGGACTAAAAGCGGTTGCGGCCCATATAGACAACGGGATTATCAAGCCCTCCATCGAGGAACACTGGCTGCATATTATGCTGTACGAGCCCGAAAAGGCCAAGGGTGACGTTAAAATCATAGCCAGAGCTTCCGAATACCTGATTATGATGGAGCAGTTACAAATTCGCAGAATGGAATACTTAAACTCGACAAACAACCCGACCGACATGCAGATTCTTGGCATACCGGGAAGGTCTGCAATTCACAGGGAAGTTATAAAATCCCTGAAAATGCCGGTGGATAAGATTATCCCCGACCGTGACGACATGACTCAAAACATGGATCAAGCCATGATGCAGTTAATAATTCAAAGAATAGCTGGCGGTCTCGGCCTTCCGACTGAAACGGTAGCTCAGTTGGCCCAGGGCGGCAGCATGGACGGTTCTGGTGCCGGTGCTAATCCACAGGCGTTGACGGCTTCTGGTGACAGTGCTGGCGGCCAGAACCTTGCGATGGCGGCATAATTAAGCGGTGACGACCGCAGCGACCGGAGGTAAAGAATGACCGACAACCGAACCTTAGACGAAATACAAAAAGATCACGGCGGCGAAGTGCGGCACAAGATACGAAACGCCAATGCCCTTTATTTTACCGTTCAGAAAAAGGTCGATGAATTTTGGCTGATGTGCCACAGGAAAGCAGTCGGACTCCTTGGGATTAAACCCAAAGATATGAACAAGGCCGTTGCTGAAGATGATGGCGTTATGTGTTCGGCAGTCACCGTTAAAAACGTCCGGGTAGAGGTCAAGCACTTTGCCGATGAGGAATGGATGTTAGGCACTTATTTTTACAAAATAGACAGGTTCACGAAAGAAATTGACGAACTGGCCTACTTTCTGTCTCATGTGAAGCACTTTGACCATCCGATACGAGACGCCAAGGAATTACAGAAGGGGAAATTCAGGGTGATAACCAACGTTCCATACGAGGAATCCCGTGCGAAGATTTACAGCTTTCCGGGGGTGGGAAATGGATAAAAACAAATATAGCGGCCAATGGCAACGGTTAAGAATAAACCCTATGGAAATTCTAAAGGACAGAGGATGGCCCCACGACCATATAAAACATGACCAAAAAGTTGAAAAGCAATATGAAATTATCATGGGACACTCTCACGACGGAACGATGATTTTTGTTCAAGAAATTATAGAAAAAGCCCTGTTGCGTCTTGTGAATATGCAAACGCATTACAAGCCGACCACCCCGAAAGATTGGTCAAAAGTAACGGGCATCAACTATGTAATTGGTGATATCAAAATGGCAACCGTGTTCGGCAGAGTTGCTATTGCCGGTGGTAATTTCCCAGGGCAAAGGGAGAGGTTAAGAATTCCCGTTAAATGCGAGTACGTTTATGCTTGAACTGCCCGAAGATGAACGCGCCAAACTAAAATACTTTTCAGCCCTGTTTCGTCTGAAACAACTTGACGCTGAATTCAATGACATCCTTGCGGTGTTTGGTCACACATTGGGACTTTTGCACAGGGAAAACGCGCATGAAAGAAACATTATCGACCTGCACCAAAGGCAGGGAGCGTTACAATTAATTGAAACATTTTTTGACCATATCAAAAACGCAAGGCAGATGGTGGAGAAATTGGAGGGAAAATGAAAATAAAATGGCCGTGGAGTCGGTTTGAACTTTCAATTGCTAATTTGCGGTGGGACATAAAAATCATCAAGGACGCCCTTGAAGAAGCAAGGGTTGCTAAATTTGTGCGTGTTGTCGATTACAAAAGAGGGATGAAGCTGAATTGCGACTCTCCAAAAATGATTTCTTTGGAGGATTTAGAAAAACGGATTGAGAAGCTTGAAAAAAAGATTTAGCCGTATGCTGAATAGGTCAGCATCCGACTTTCGCAACGTGGCGACGGCCACACTTAAAGTCCGACCGGGGGCAAAAGTCAGCTAAAGGAGAAATATCATGGCATTTAGAGAAAACATGACAGTAGGAAATCTAAGGGTGCAGCGAAAGCTCATGCTTGAAGGATCGATTGAGGGCTTGTGCGCCGAGCTTGGGTTCACAGGCAAGCATTATTATGTAAAATCGACCACCGGCACGGACGGAGTGGGTAGGGGCGGGTCTCAGACATCCCCGTGGGCTTCCCTGGCATACGCCTATTCGTCTGACACTGTAGAGGCGGGTGACGTAATTCATCTGATGGAAAACCACGTTGAACCCATCGTTTCAGCCGGGGATTGTACCTGCGATATCGCAGGGTGTTTGATTGTATTTCACGGCCACGGCGCAACGAAGGCGCAGCTCAACTTTACAACCCTGGTGACGGCCAGTATCGTCATTTCCGGCGAAGGAACCACCCTGCTTGCTCCGAAATTTTTGGCAGGGATTGATTCGCTTACCGGGCCTATCAGCGTTACAGGGGCCAATGTTCGGTTTCTTGACGCCGAGTATTGGGACGCCACCAGCATTGAAACCATAGATGCGTTGATTGCGATTGCTACTGCCACCGGACTTCATATCGATGGGTACAGGTATATTTCCGTTACCGAAACCGCCGATTTGAAACAGAGCCACATCCAGTTGAACGGTTGCGACAACATTGTCCTGAGAAATATCGACATCCGTGGAGATTTTGACACAGGAAATATTGAGAATGTTACCGATGAAGTTCTGAACGCACGGTTTGAGAATGTGTATCTTGAGAACCTGAACGACAATCCTTCTCCGGCGCTATTCTTGGACGCCAATGCAACCGGCTCCATGAAGAACGTCAAGCTGAAGATTTACTCCGGAACTACCTATACAAGTAGCGTTGGAAAAATGGCCTGGGATGATCGTTGTGAAGGCTTCATGGGTGATGGTTATGCCGGTGAACCTCTTGGTACGGCTTTGGGGAGTGGTCTTGAAGGTAAGGTTGATACGATTGCCTCTGACCTGGTTGTCACTAATGCAATCGTTGATACCATCGCGTCTGATCTTATCGTTTTCTATGCCGCATGGGAGACGTTTGAGACGATCATGAGTGACTTCGTAGTGAAGTATGCTTCAGATGTACCCTAACCCTTAACAGGAGCTTTATGAAGGTAGCTCATTTTGGAATTTTTGCACCCCACGCCTCCGGCCAATACGAGACCGTAAAGGATCTTATATTGGCCGAGAGGTCGGTGGGAGTCGATGCACAATTCATCGATTGCGGCTCTGACGACAAGGATCAATTCATGATTCGTGAGGGGCTTGAAGACCGAGGCATAACAACTATGCCCTTAAATTGGGCGCTGGATGCTGACGTAACTGTAAGGCATTCAGTAGTTCCCGATGAGGTTTACGATAAAGTTCCAGTTGTTTTAGCTTTACACGGAAGGCCGGAAAGCTCGTTCAGATTGGAGTATGGCGATAAAAGCCCGGTTTTAAGCAGTATCGCTATTGCCGCAAATAGTGGAAAGTACAAGGATGTTTTTACATTCTGGCCCGAACACCTGTACCTTTGGGAACAAATTACCGGAAAGTGCAATATAAATTACATCCCTGCGCCTGTAAACCTGGAAGAATACACACCGGATGGAGAGAAGCACGATTTCGGAAACTTCAAGGCCGGTTTAAACCTTGTCATTGCTGATATTTGGCGGGATGACGTTATCCCTTTCAATTTGATATTCGCAGCACAGTTTTTCAGGGATAACTACCAAAAAGATTCAAAACTGCACATTTACGGCGTATCCAATGTGCAGAAAAAGTGCTTTCAGTTTCTTGCGAATATGCAGAAAACCGGTGTTGTCGGTGAGGTTGCCGGGGTAATTGGATTTTTACCAAAGGTTTATCGTGCCGCCGATATACTTCTTACGCCCAACACGATAGCCACAAGGATTGTAAGGGAGTCAATGGCTTCGGGGTTGCCGATAGTAGCGCCTCATGGATGTGCATACACCAAATTTACAGCGGAACCGAGGGATTACAAGGCGTTTGCAGCCTCGATTAACGACTGCCACAATGCCATAAATAACGGTAATGGACGAACCGAAATAAGGCTCAGGGCTGAAAAAGAGTTTAATTTCGAGATCGTTGGCAACGCAATGAAAAAACTGTTTGAAAAGGCTATCCAAAAGCCATCCCTATCTATCGAAAAACCGATGACAAACAAAGACCTTGCCAAGCTTGGAAGAAAATATTGCAACATCGTTACTGAGCTTGAATATCAAACACAAAGAACCCGGCGCAGAAACGAAAGAGCGATTGAAATTGCTTATGTGTTTAAGAACCTAACCAAATACTATCCGTCAACCGTGCTTGACGTTGGCACAGGCCCGTCTTCACTTCCTCACATAATGAGTAGTGTAAGGTTCGAGGTAGATGCGATAGACGAATATGGAGACTACTGGAAGGGTGGACTTTTCAACCGCCACTTCAAGGTCGACAAGCAAGACATCCTCAACCACACGATTAAAAGACATTACGATTTCATAACGTGCGTGAGCACAATCGAACATATTTTAGACCACAAAACCGCCATTAAGAACATGGTCGGGCTTTTAAACCCGGACGGCGTATTGATTATCACTTGTCCTTATAATGAAGAACGATATATCGAAAACATTTACAAAGAGCATGGTGCGGGGTACGGCCAAAACTTTCCGTCTATTTGTCAGGTATTTTCAAACGATATGGTCGAAGGATGGGCAAACGACAATGGTTGTGTTGTGGTTGACCGGGAATATTGGCAGGTGTTTAACGGAAAATACTGGACGTTTGGACGGCAGATATACCCGCCCGTGCAGACAAGCAAGGACGAACCACATCAGTTGATTTGTTTAACGGTGAAGAAGAAATGAAAACCGTCCACTTAATCGCAGGGGCAAGACCAAACTTCGTTAAAATTGCGGCCCTTTATCATGCGTTCAAGAAGGATGGACAGATTAATCCTGCAATTGTTCACACCGGCCAGCACTATGATTTTAATATGTCCGGGGTGTTTTTTGATGAGCTTGAAATTCCACAACCAGAAATATACCTGAACACAAACGGAAGAACCCATGCCGAACAGACCGGAAGAATTATGATGGCGTATGAGGTTGAACTCATGAAAAATCATGCCGATATTGTTTTGGTAGTTGGTGATGTAAATTCAACGGTAGCGTGTGCCCTAACAGCAAAAAAGTTGGGCATAAAAGTA